GGTGAAGGCTCAGGAGTGGGCTCTGGATCAACAGTTGGTTCTGGCGTCGGTTCATCTGTGGTATCAGAACTTGGCTCTGGAGTGGGATCGACTGGTTGCGTTTGCTCAGGCGATGGTTCAGGGGTCGGATCAATAATAGTTGGCTCTGGTGTTGGTTGTGGTTGATTTGCCATAGCAGCAGCAATTGCGGCGGCAACTCTTTGTTGCTCTTCAAATAAAGACTGCTTATTATATTCTTCCTGTGCATCATCTATTGCATCATTCATATCAATAATAGATTGATCATATGTTGAAGTTGCATTATTCTTGGCAGTCAAAGCATTTGAAGTATTTGTTTGAGCAGTTGAATATGCTGTTGTCTTAGTTGCTAATGTTTGATTGTATGCAGTTAAGGTTTGATTAGCTGAATTGTACACAGACAACTTATCATTGTATACCGCCTGTGCTGCTTGCTTTGCTGCTAATGCTGTATTATATGCATCAATTACTTCCTGTGAAGATCCTTGTCCATAAGATAAATAGGCATTTGGAATTCCAGTCCATATTCCACTGTGTCCCCAACCAACATGCATATTGCCTGGGCCTCCGCCGTTGTACCACCAAACCTCAAGGTCTAAAGTTTTATCTGTAGTTGTATTAAAAGTTCTTGTGTATGGGCTCCATGTAGTTCCTTGTTCTTCCCATAATTCTGATTCAAGTACTCCGTCTACATATATTCTTGATCCATCATCTGTAGCTGCTGCAAAATATACGCTATTAATATTTGCGGGAACCGTTAGTGTTGCTCTAAATATACCTATAAAGTTTTGATTTGCTCCACATATTGCTCCCCATCCAGCGTATGCGTCAAATGTAGGAATTCCACCCTGACACCAAAGCCCTGATCCTGGTGCTATGTAAGCATAATTTCCATACCTAGATAGCGAATATATTTCAAATGCTACTCCTTGATATCCTACTGATGGGACTGGAGTATTTGATAGGTTTATATTAGCGATATCTAATGCATCTTGAGCATTGTTCTTGTTTGTTAATGCTGTGGCAACTGTTACTGTTTGACCATCTACTGCTGATTGGGCTAAATTTAATTCTGATAATGCTGTTTCCTCTGCTGCTGCCGCCGCATCATATGTAGCATATGCGCTATCCCTAGCAGCTTTTGCTGCTACTGCGGCATCATATTTATCTTCGGCTATATCTATAAGCCTTTGTGTTTCCGCCTTTTCAGTAAGTGTAGCTACATCTTCATTAAGTTCCGCTATCTCTTGAGCGGCAATTGAAAGTGGATCATCGCTATAAGAAGCGGGTGTGAGAAATAGCCAACCAAACCCTAAGATGGCGGCTAATGAAATTCTCCATACTTTGTTCCTAGTCAACTAATAACTCCTTGTTATAAATGTTATAACAAGTTAATTATATCATTGGACTACTTAGCGTTATCTGTTTTGTAAAAGCCAGAACCCTTAAACTGAATACCAAATGTACCAAATTGTTTAACCATTGCAGCACCACACTTTTCGCAAAGTTCAACCATATCTGCCTGTGAAAATGGTTTTGGTATTTCTTTTGTGTAGTTACAAATTACACATTTGTAATCATAGTTTGGCATTCTGTCTCCTAAAATTTAAGGAGCAGTTTACAAGGACATGCTCAGGTCCTATCCCAAGGCGTAACTATTAGCCCGTGTCTCACCGAACTCGGTGCGACATAGATATTATACCTTACTTGATTTTGATGGTCTTTGGCTTTTCCTCTTCAGGAACAATACGCTCTAATTCAATTGTGAGCATACCGTTTTCAACCTTTGCACCAATTACTTCAATATATTCTCCGAGAGCAAACTCTCTTGTGAATTTACGTGTTGCAATACCCTTATGCACGAATTTTGCATCATCTGCTGTATCCTTAATCTCTCCCTTTACGGTAAGAGTAGAATCCTTTACAGTGATTTCAAGGTCTTCCTTTGCAAAACCCGCCACCGCAACTTCGATCAAAAATGTATCTTCGTCGTCTGTCTTAATGACATTATATGGTGGGTATGTAGAGTTTGATGCGTGGCTGTGAACCTTAGTAAGTCTATCTAGTTCACGATTAAAGCCAATAAAAAATGGGTCCTTAAAAAGGTCCCATGTATATGTTGTTACCATTTTATTCCTCCTTCAAGCGAATAAGTTAATATATGGGTCCCGTTAGGCGACCCATATATATTATATCAAGTTAGATTTTTTAAGTCTAGAGGATCTTTTTCTTTTTATCCTTCATTTTATTTTCGTCTGCGGTAGCTGCATAAAGAGCCCTCATTTGTGCTAAAGCCGCTGATCTTCCTGAATGGCAGCCCTTAAGCTCACCCTTATCGTTTACTACAGCATAGCCTTTACATCCTGCCGCACCCTGCTCAACTTTATATGGCATTTTTCCTCCTAGTCATTTGGGATATCGAATTCCATGTCTACTGGAAGTATCCCTCTTTCTTTTGCGATTTTGAATCCTTCTTCGCTCAAGCTTATCATTGCTTCTAAATTTTCATCGTAATCCACCTTAACATATCCAGCCTGATATAGATCTATTAAGGTTTTATCAACATATTCAGTATGAGCTTCCCATAGTTCTGGAGCAATATCTTTTGCAATTTCGTTAATGGCAAAGATGACCTCTCCGCTCTCGTTGACCCCAGCTATTTCTATCGCACCTATTTCAATGTAATGCTCTAGCCTCATATCATCCTCGTCCATATATATATTATACTCTCTCTAGATTATGCCTATTGTAGGCTACCGTCTTCATTTTTGTCAATAGTAGTCTCTACTATTTGCTGAACATAATCAGAGAAATGCTTTCTTATATTTCCTGGTGGCCTATTTCCAGCATTTTTCCATAAACGCTTATACTCTATAACATTGGAAAATGTAGTAGGGCAAAGCATTACGCCATTATACTCTTTTAGTACTGTTGGAAGCGGAACATGTTTTCCACAACATTTACATTCTTTAGCTTTATCTTGATATATACTCATACTATTTCCATTCCTTCTATCACGTCCGCCAAATTTTTAGGCATTTTGGGAGGAACAATTACGTTCATTTTCTTTACATATTCTTCATCGTTATCCCACTTAATGCTGTCATATGTGTGAATATCTATTTCATTAATAGTGTCTACCTTAGTTCTACTAATAGCATTATATATAGATCCACATACAGCATCCGCCAAGTCCTTTGATCCTTTTCTTGGGTGGTCAACCCTATCTCTCATAATTTTTAATTGTAATAACTCGTCAATAAGTAATGGAATATGTGGTCCAGAAAGTCTTTCTTCTAAAACAACCATTGCCATATCATCATAATGTTTTTTTGCAACAGATAAAGTTTCAGTATGAATTCCATACGCCTTTAATTGCTGCATCATATCATGAGAATTCCATCTATCAAATGTACAAATACGAATTTTAAATCCAGCAGATCTAAGTCCTAATATATAATCTTTAACTTCAGTAAAGTCTACAGACTTATCTGCAGTTGGAGTCCAATATCTTACTGCATCAACTTCTACAATTGGGGCAGGTTGAGAATAAGTATCAGTAACCTTTACATTAACCCATTTATTTACATGAGACATTGCAACTGCACAATGATCATGTTTTTGTGCTAAGTCTACATGCAAAAAATATTCTTTATCTGGATCTGGTGCAAACCAAGGCTCAAGTCTTCCAAATGAATCTACCGCTAATGCCATGTTGCCAAATGCTTTTTCAATTTTCTCTCTTGACTTAAAGAATGCGTCTACTGCTTCTGGTGGCATGCAAGCAAATCGACTAAGAGCATCTGGCATATTCTTGTAAAATTCTACCTTAAAGTCTTCTATTTTTTTAGTAGGATTAATTTCCCATGTAGGTCTTTTAAGGGCGTATGTTTTTGGAATTGTATAGGAAACTATATGGTCTTCTTCCCACTCTACCAAAACTTCATTTCCAACTGTGCCATCTGGAAGAGACTCATCCATTTTTAATATTTTAGATCTAATGACAGTTTCTTTTTCTGCAATCACAGAATCATAAAACTTTTGAATAGGATCATTTTTAAAGCGTGGGAATGAAAGAAGAATAACCTTGCCATAGTCTGGGAAACGTGATACAACAGATCCACGATACATATCATATATCGCATCTGCAGTTTTTGCTTGGTCGTGACCAGTTGTATTTTCTGTTGCAAAGCCAGAAATTTCGTCAAGGATCACGGCTATTACGTTATAACCTTCGAATGCCTCACGTTCAGAGTGTCCAGAATATACATTTACACTTTTATCAAATCTAATCTCAGAAGCTTTTGGGTCATATTTTCCAGTAAACCAAGGAGATCTATCTATACGTGTCTTAAATCCTTTAAAGAAAACATTGTTTGCCTGTGCTGCGTTAACAGCCACGTTGATAATATCAATTGTATCTCCAGGTGGCTTACCATAATATGTTGCTGGATCTTTAAGGCATAATAGTAAATAAACTATGTACGATACTGAAATGGTAGAACAATAATCTTTACCACTACCTTTACCTAGTTGAGCAATTACTTCGTTACATGTTTGTTTAAATCTTCGTTTACCTTCATCTTCACCAAACAATTTAATTAATGTTGACTCTTTATAAATCTGAGAAGACTTTTCAATTAATGTATATTGATAATCTGACAATGGTGGCAGGCCAAGATAGTCTGGGCTGGTCACAAATGTGCGAAGATCTACTGGACGCTCATCAAATTCTTCGCCATCCAGGATATCAATTAAATCATTGAAATTAAGATCCACTTACCTGCTCTGCATCTATTACAACTGGCTCTACTATTCCAGTAATTTGAGAAAGGCGCTTTGCCACCTCTAACTTACACTTAGGACATGTTGCTGTAACTTCTTTTAATATCTTTACAAGGATGTCTTGCTTTCGTTCTGTTTCTGCTAACTGCGTTGCAAGTTCGGCGTTATCTAGAAGTCCGACTTCCTGAAGCATTCCAATTCTTTTGCCTTCAATATCTGCAATTAATTTGAGAGCAGTAGCCTTAACATTTAATTGGCCCTGAGTATCTGCATCTTCTACGGTCTTCCAGGCCTCTTTAATAAGCATAGCGTAATGTTGGTCTGCTCCAGAGATGGCTTCCTTAGCCCTCTCACGAGCCCCAGAATCGCTTCTAACGACTTCTTTCCACTCGTCTATATACTCTATAACCTCTGCACGTTTAAAACCCGTCAGGGCGGCAATCTGAGTAGGACTATTACCCTTAAGTAATTCTCCTACTACCTTGTTCATGCGATCATAATGATCTGCTAATTCAATTTCCATATATAGATATTATACCATCTTAGTTGACTAAGATTGGTTTGATTTAGATTTAGCTATTTTAAGTAGTACTAAATATCCAATTAAATCATCAATATCGTTGTCTCCTGGATAATCTGTGCCTTTCATTAATCTATTTAATTTATCATCGATTCTGACATGAAGTTGCTCTCTTGGCCCCGCCTTTGAAAATATACGCACAGGATCAAGGGCTGAATTGCCATAAGCAATATTTTTCTTTACGAGCATATGGGCAATTTCATGACATACATGCCAAATTTCTCCGCCTGCTTCTGTACCTACTGTAAGCAAATATAAATCATTACAATCAAAACTAGGTGCATCTGGGAAAACTGGTTCAAGCATTATCCATCTCCTTATATAAATTCCTTAGTCCTCTTAGCGTTCCAATATCCATGTATCGTCCGCCTGGTCTTACCGCCCTAATATTTGTGCTTTCAGATATCCATTCCTTTAATTGTTTTCCTGGATGGTCTAATTTAGGATCTAAGTATCTTATCATATTTTTTCGGAATAGCATAGTCCCCCACATATCTGGGTAGTC